ATTAACGCTCTCATACTGGGCATAACATCTAGATCATGAATGTCTTTGAACATCCCATTAGCTTCTTCAAGAGTAAGCTTACCTTTCTCAACCCAGAAGTTTAGGTACCTGTCGATTGTTTCTTCCCAAGTCTCTCGACGTTGCTCGTCTGGTAGGTAACGTGCGTAGCGGGACTTGTGAATGTATTGTTGATATGCGTCCATTAATTTAATTCCTTAATCAGTCGTTCAATATACCATCGACACTTGCGTAAGTCTTCGATGGGTTTGCCTTTGTAATCATACCGCCACAGATACTTCAGTGCGTTGCCTTTCAGATAACCACGAAACTCATGGTCAGGCATGGATGCCTTGATAGCTTCAATGGCTTCTACTGCGCCTTTGTTGTAGTGGTCGGGTTGTTCTACTGGGTCTGCTTTCTTTCTGATAGATAAGTTGTTAAGTGCTGCAACTGTATCCCACTCTTCAGGAGTAGCGTTATCAATACTCATCCGTATTTTCTCCTAAGATAGTTCATGCTGATTGGTAGCTCATCAAAGGAACCGTCGTCTACTTCGTTGAGCATCCAGATTCCAGACCAGCTTCCGTTCGTTTGTGCGTTTAGGTAGTCTTCGCTGTGGTTGTAATAGATACCAGCAAACAAACCAGTGATGTTACTACCGTCTGCTTTACGTGCGTAGGCTATGTCTCTGTCTTGCACGTGTCCCATGATGCACGACATGAACTTCTTTTGCAACATAAGTTTTGCACACGTGACGGGTCTGCCCATGACTCCACTCGTGAAGTAGTGGCAGTACGCGATGCCATCGATGATGACTGGTTGTAGAAAAGGTACAACTTCCCAACCGGTTTCGTCTAATAAGAAATGATCATAGCTCATCAGTCCTTCTAGTTTAGGGTCAGCTTCAATAGCACGTTCTATACGCTGTTCATGGTTGCCTAACAAGAATACCATCCGTGGTGTCCATGTCTTCTTTTTGTTACTACGCAATCGCTCCTGTTCTTTGTGGATAGGTAACATGAATTGATTCATAGCTTCGATGCCAGCTTCAATGTCAAGTGTATACCGCCGTCCCTCAAAGGACTTCTTACCTACGTCATAGCTACTGAGACTTGGCATGTCCCAGTGATCCCCCAGATGAATGATAACGTCAGGCTTTGTAGCGGCTGCGTATTTACCAGCCCAGTACAGATGCTGGTTAGGCAGTCCCGGTTTTACTTGAGTATCAGGTATTACTAGGTGTCTAGTCATTGCTTTTTACTCCATCCGACAGGACAGGTTTCTGGTGTGTACCATGTGAATCCCTGTTTGTCTGCCCATTCTTGCATGGTGTATCTTGTCCCGTCACTTCTACGTCTTGCTCCGGGCATAGCTGTTCTTGGGTTTTGGAAGACGAAGACCAACGTCTCCTTCTCGCCAAGGCATCGGCTAATATCAACATACTTCTTCGCTTCTGCTCTGTCACGGAACCTCCCCTTAGCTTCAATATATATAGTAGAATCTATACTGTAATATACAAAGTCTGGTTCGTACGTCTTAACCTGCGTGTATGTTAGCTTGTTAACATGGTACTCGCATCTCTTGAACTTCTGGTGAAGATCATACTCGAACCAGCTATCATAACCTTTCGGTACGTTACGTCTCGTTCTCTTCACTTGGTCTTTCCCATGTTTGATTAGGTTCACGACGCAGCCAAAGCAGCCTAGCGTTCTCAATGACACGCTCTTCAGACTCTAACAACTCAACGCACTTGTTAAACATCTCTATCTCTGTCAGTCCTTCAAGGAGCTTCTGAGACTTCTTATCACCAATACCATACACACCGACAATGTTATCAGCTTTGTCACCCATGATGATTTGACGGTAGAAAAACAGTAAGCCTTCCTCTTCATTGACAGATGTTAGTTCACGCTTGTTGAAGTTGTAATGTCTGCACGGTACTTGCTGGAAGTCCTTGTCGAGACTAGCAATGATGCTGTCAGGGATGGCGGTAGCGTCGATAGCAATCAAGTCATCTGCTTCCTCATCTTCTGATACAACAGCGTTCCAGTCTTCGATCAGGTACTTGCGTATAGCTTCCAAGTGTACAGGCTTTTCTTTGTCCTTACGGTTACCTTTGTAAGGCGCAGTAACAGCTATGTCATTACGAAAGTTACCCTTACCTGTCAGGTAGACACGGTAGTCTGGTTCGCCGTCTATCATAGTGTATAGATCGCTTACCATATCAGACAAGAAACTGCCCGTAGTATAACAGGCAGTCTTGACTGACTCATCATTGCACTTGAATGCACAACGATAAGCCACAATGTCACCATCAATCAGGATCACAACGCTTCCGCTTCAGATACTGAGTTGTCAGCGTATTCGATCAGGTTAGTAACCTTCATCTTGATCATGGATGGTGAACGTCCTGTACCGACAGACCAGTCATAGTATCCTACAACAGCGATAGCTTCAGATCCGTTAGCAATAAGAACATCTTCAGGAATCTCAACACCGTTCTCATCCGTTAGACGCATAGGGTTGTTGCTCTTCATGGTGATAAAAAAGCCACGGTCATCGCCTTTGTTGCTAGGCGCAATACCCATCTCTTCAATGGCCTCAACAGCTTTCTCGCTGAGGTTTCCAAGCTGCACTTGATACTTGTTACTGTACTTGTTGAGCTTGTTACGCTCACACCAGTAGACGGTACCGCGTACAGTGATGGGTGGTAGTTTGTTTGCAGACATAAGTTTCTCCTTAATGAGTTTCTGCCCAATTGTTGCCTACTCTATATTCGCCGTCTAATGGACACCGTAGGCTGAGTGTCTCTCCGGCAAGCTTGATAGCACGTACACCCATACGTCCAACCGTATCAGCGTAGTGTGCTGGTGTTTCTATTTGCCATTCGTCATGGACGTTAGCAACAAATTTGTGTGGTATGTACAGTAACTTAGCATTCAAGATTGTCAAGGCTTCCTTCATAACAATAGCACCGGCACCTTGAAGTAATGTATTCAACGCGGCGTGTTCTGATCTGACTCTGAGTTTTCGTCCGTCGAGTCCAACAAGGACGCCCGATGCAGCCTGTCCGAGAGTATCTCTTCTAACTCTTTCAAGAGACGGCGTGTTAGAAAGAAATGTTTCCTTAAGTCTGCGTCCAGTAACGCTATTTCCTCCAACGATAGCTCCGATCTTAGCATCTCCGGCTCCATACAGAAACGCATAAATGAATGTTTTCGCAAGAGGGCGGCTCTCAAGTTTAGCTGCTCGTTGATTAGCCGTATGAATATCGCCATTGAGTATTTCATTAGTGTAGTCTTCGTCGTCCATGTAGTGAGCTAACATACGTAACTCTAAACCGCTGGCGTCGATGCCAACTAACTTGTTACCTTCATCCACTGTCCAACATGATCGACACTCTGTACCGAACGGTGCAGATACTGCTGGCACTTGTGCCATGTTAGGTGACTGATGTGTCATGCGTCCTGTCACGGCTCCGTTGGTAATGACTCTGCCATGTACTCTACCATCGTCCTTCACTGCTTTCAACCATGAATCTATTTGAGCTACCCGCTTCTGTAACATCATGTAACGTGCAACAGCCTTGGCTTCGGGAAGATTTATCCCATCAAGTACCTTCTCATCAACGATGATGTTTCCCTTCTCAGTCTTCTTGTCAAACTTGACACCCAGACCTTGTAGTCTCTCAGCTATCTGCTTCCGTGAGCCGGGATTGAATACTGTTACCTTGTCCTTCAGTTGCTTACCTGTCTTCTCTGACCAACGTTCTTCAACGATGGGTGGGAAGATAGCTTGTAACTCTGCTTCGATGTTGTTCATCTCAAACATCAAGTCCATCATTAGTTTCTCTGCGTATTGTATATCCAACCTGAAGCCGTTACGTTCCTGCTCAGTCACGATCCAGCCCACACGATGCTCAAGATCAATACACTTCTCAGAGAATCCTTCCTTGCGTAACTGAAGTGCTAACCACTTATGAACCTGCTCAGTTAGTTCAACATCAGCTATGCAGTATCGGACCATCTCTTCAGTAAGGCCTGCATCGAAGTCCTCGAATGCAATTTTTCCATCTCCTCCAAGAATTGCGCCCCAGTTTCGCAGGGAATGTCCGCCTTCTTGACTGGGGTTGTAGAGTCTGGAGAGGTAGAGAGTGTCCACAACATAATGCCTAGGGATGCGTATGTTCCAAACACGATCAAGCACACCAACATCGAAGCCGATGAGATTATGTCCCACAATTTCTTCAGCATTGTTCAACACCTTCTGCAATGTGTCTGGTGAGGTGTGAACTTGTATATCGTTCTTCACCTTCGTAACGGCACACCAGATCGTTGAGTGATCCAAAGTGGTTTCTATATCCAAGTAACAGGTATTCATGGTATTTCTCATTCAGTTCGTTACGTTCAGCGTCGTGGTTAAACTTCTGATAAGTCTCCATCAACTGTTCCTGTTCCAATATCCAACTCCCAATCTTGCTCATGGTAGATCATCTCCTCTAGGTCTGCGAGTGTACGTAGATCGGCGCGGTCAATCACATCACCGTCATCAAGACTAACAGCGAAACATTTGTTGCACAAGTCTACAAACTCTTGGCTAACAGCAAACCGTCTTGTTGCTTCGTAGTCTGTTAGCTCTACGTCACACGCTATACATCTCATTCAATAAGTTCCTCTACTGGCGTCAGCTTATGCTGATCTAAAAAGTAGGCAGGTCTGTTACGACCAAAAGGATCACCCCAGTTTTCCTCTTGTACTATCTCATCATAAGTAGCATAACCTACTACAGTATACTCAGGAAACTCCCCCACTACTAGCAAATATATCTCACACTGATCGTGTTTCTTGTGAGGCATTACGATAAGTCTACCTGTTCTATACTTGGTTGTCTTCACATCGACAGTTTTACCTTTGTGTATCATGTCGTATGCTGGTAACTCGTGTGCTTGGAAGTCTGTTTCAATATCATAGTACACATTGAGTATCTTTGCTGCGGCCATTTCAGAACCAACACCGTCAACGTCAATGTTCTTGTACGAATCCACAGTGACTACGTTTTTATCCTGCCCAAAACCTTTCTCTCTGGCGTTCTCGTAACGCATCTTTGCAATAGATTGACAGACCTTTTGTTCGTTTTTTCCTAGCTTATAAGATAGCACTATCCTTCTCCTCACGCTGTGTCAGTCGTCCAGTAGCTTCATTGTAGAATACCTCACACGCCTTCCCTGTCTTACCAGTGTATCGGTTCTTCAACACACGTAGCACGGTCGTGTTTCTGACAACAGGATCATCGCTTTGACTGTTACGCTCAGCACCAATGACCGCATCAGACAGCTGTGCAATCGACGCAGAGCCACGTAACATACCAAGGCTAGTGACAGCACCATCCTCCAACTGCTTCCCTTCAGGGCGTCTCAGGTGGCTCACAAGGAACATACAA